GGCTGCGACACGATAGTGACCGGCGCTACGAGATCCATAATACCATCCTCGGAGATAACATGGACGTGGCCTTGGGAGAGGATGCAAAAATGTGTCGTTTTATGGACGGCGCCGGTAAGGATCGTACCGGCGGGCATGAACATCTCGCGGGCGTACATCCCATTGGCAAAGTAGTGCTTAATAGGCAAAAATGCAGGGGGCATCCCCTGCATCATATCTTCGATCTGTTGAACTTGTTCTCTCATTCTGGCACAGGCTCAAGTTCTGGTTCAGGCGTTGGAACAGGCTCCTCAACAATGATCTTAACTTCGCCCGTCTGTACATTCACTTCAATTCTGTCCATGATTTTTACTCGTACATAATGTTAATAGTGCCAGCGTCAAAGGTATCCGTGCCGCCTACTGTGGTGATGCGAACACGATCTAGTGTTGCGGCAAGAGGAACTGCCCCGGCTACTGGCATTCCTAATGTGGATGCAGTTTCAGCGTAAAAACCATTGGCAACCCAAGTATTTCCCGATAAAGAAGAAATAATAGTCGCTCCGCTGTAAACATAAGAAGCAATGGCGCCCGCAATTCCAAATCCGGTAGTAAAATTTGCACCTCCTGATATAGCACTAGTGCCTAATCTGACACTGTAAGATAGATATCCTGTAGATGTAACGCCGGATGATGTTCCTAATTGAATTTGTAAATTTGACGTACCACTTGTACTTACGCCGCTAAACATCACCGTAATACGCTTTACATATGACGGTATGCTAGTGAAGTCGATGCTCGTGCCAGAGGTAGACGCTACAGCAGTAGCAGAGTTAATTCCCAATACCGCGCCTGAGTTAATCGTGACGCTTGCTGATCCATCAATTGTTACGGTCATGCCCAAGCTCCTACGGAAATGTTAGCGCCGGACGCGCCGATTGGGTAGATCAGGAAGTAGCTACCCGCAACAGTTGAATAAGCACCGCCCGGCGCCGCTGACAGAATGTACTGAGGTGTAAATGTGCCGCCGCCATTGATGCTGACCGTGCCTTTTACTTTTAATATTGCAAAGTTGGTAGCAGAACCAGAAGCCCCTGTTACTACGGTTGGCGTAGCAGATGTTGCTAAAAGATCACCAAAGTTACTGGTTGAAGTTAAGGCAGTAGCATTAGAAGTACCTTGTGCATTGTAACCAATATTATTGATTGTAGCCGATCCACCAAACCCTGTTCCAACGGTATGCGATGTTGTTCCCGCAGTTTTAGAAAATAAATAAATTCCCTCAAAAGCATATATCGTTGAAGTGGACAGCGTGACGCTAACGCCAAACACACTCTGTGCTGTAGAGACGTTCGCGCCTGCAAGGTTAGACTCTAACCGAAAAAACTGAGCGCCAGGTATGATACCGCGCTGCGTGCCTTGCGCCGTAGCGTAGAACGCCTTGCCATCAAACTCGACAGAGCCAATGGTAGGCGTTGTGCCGAGAAGAGTGTCTGCGGTGAGAACAATTGAAGACATGGTTTAGCTCCAATTTCCGACTGAAGTGACTGTAGTAGACCCGATAGGACGAATACGAAAATATGACCCAATACCAACAACCGCTGCCGCTGTAACCCCAAGTGACACTTGCGGGATGACTGTACCAGACACAGACACGTTGATGATGCCTGAGATGTTGGCGTAGCCGACCGTGTTGACCGACGCGGTTGCCAAAGTCGTGTTGGCCGCAACATTGTAGGTGGACTGCGTAGCCGTTGCCGTTGCGACAGCCGCCGCGCCCTTTTGTGCAAGGCTCCAAAAAAATTGTGTTTTTGTAGCCGTGCCGCCTAAAGCAAATCCAAATGAACCTGAAGTCGCGCTCATGGCGCTAAGTGAGTAAAAACACTCAAATTCATAAGTGCCGGCGGTCAATGTAACTTGTCCACCAGCAGGCGTGTTGAACAACGCTTGCGCGGCGGTCTGTGAGGTGAGCGTGTAAGCTGCCTGCAGCAGAATAATCTGTTCAGCCATTATGACGCCGCGTTGCGAAGCCGTAGGCGTGGCGTACAACGCTACGCCGTCATACTCCAACGCGCCTGCTGTCGTTGTGCCGAGAGGATCAGAGGTGAGTACAATTTGAGACATTAGAGAACCACCCAACGTGAGCCAGACGAGATCGTAATCACTACGCCTGAGTTAATGGTTAATGGGCCAACAGAGTTGGCGTTCTTGGTAGCCGCAATTGTGTACGAGGTCGTAATGGTCTTGTCGTTCAGGTTGAACACGGCGTCAGAGCCACCGCCTGTAGCGCCGCCGCCAATCGAACCCCAACTACTGCTATAACCTTCAAAGGTAGCCAGTGTTGAATTGTAACGGATCATACCCGCAATAGCTTGGTCGGTAATCGTCGTGGACGCTACCGTCTGCGACGCGCTGACCGTGTACGTTCCTGCGCCGCCTGTGCCGGTCACGAACGCTGTAATGCGCGTGCCGGCGGTTACACCCGTACCTGTGATCGTTGCGCCGACATACGCCGTTCCCGCTGACACGGATGAAAGCGATAGGGTTGTAGCTGTGATCGACCCAATGCCGGTAAACGACCCTGCGCGCTGAGCCGTCGTGCCTTCAGGAATCTTGAACTGCCCCGTGCCGCTGCCGTACAAATAACTGCCGACCGTAATAGAGCCAGATGCGTTCAGCGTGCGGCCAGAAATATCGCCAGTAGCCGAGATAGTTTCAAAAGTCGTTGTGCCAGTAAACGCTGTATTCGGGTCTAACAGCACTGTGCCTGTAGCCGCAGGAAACGTAATGGTATTTGCGCCCGCAACAGCTACTGTGGTTAAATCTACATAGCCAGACGTGGAGCCGTTAATGCGAAGCGATGTGATGCTAGACTCAGGGATTCCGTCAATATTGTCTTTCGTCCAGATTGTAACGCTTGCCGAGGTCTGCAACACAAACTTGTAGCTGCTACCCGTAGTCAAAAAAACTTGGGCTGACACGCGCCCTGCCGAATCAAGCACAATCGGGTTGGTGTTAGGTGTAGCGCCAGTGCTGGAGCTATATGTTGTAAGCGGTGTAGTTGTCCCTGCGGCGTAAGTATATAACAGTCCACCCGTCAACGGATCGCCGTTGTCGTCGAAGAACTGCCAGCCTGCACCGGCTAAAGGGGAAAGAATGACTGCCATAGCCGCACCCTACATTGATTTTCACTATTGCACAAGTTGGTAAGTCGCCGTGAACGCATAGACCGTTGACGCTGTATTCGTAGCCGTAAATCGAAATTCAAACTGATCGCCCACAATATCGGCCAAGATAGCCCCTTGTGCCGTACCGCCTGCGGTTGTCGTAGCAAACGTGCCTGCGGCTTGCCCAGAAGATGTAAACTTACTGGCGACAGGTAGGGTCATTTTCAAGTTACACGCGCCTGTAGCCGTAGCCTGTATCGTAACTTGACCGCTTACCGTAAGCACGTTGTAGATTTGAAAATACTGACAAATCGCGGGCGTGCTAGACGCGATGTTGGTCGTGTTAACCAATGTTGGCGTATAGACATCGCTTATCATTGTGTTCAGGTTTTCAAAAAACCGAAACCAAGCGCGGGAGACTAATCCTGTAGTCGGGTCTGTTAGCGGGACTTGTGTGGTTGGGACGCGGTTTGCATTAGGCACTTGAGCCGCTCAATAACAGATTTGCGCCGACGATAGCTATCTTCACAGGATCTGTTCCTGATACCTCATACACTCGGTCGCGCAATTTATTGGTCATGCCCAGCCGACGCCAGAACGTGCGAGTGCCGTAAGCACCGATAGCGCCCATTGACGCCCAATGCTCATTTGACCATGTATGCCCGCCATCGTCCGACCAACGAAGCATGGCTTCAGGGGCATCGCCCTGCCCACTGTTAAGCCCGACGCCTGTTTCAACGTCAAGCTGAAGGCTGTGCTGGGCTGTGCGGACAAGCGTGTTCTGGTCTTGTGGCAAAGCCCGCCATGAACGAAGCCAACGCTGTGGTTGGTCATCGTCAGAGTAAGTTTCCAAGTCAAACGCATAGACGCGGCCATCATTGTAATCGCCAACGATAACTTCATGGTTGAACGCCATCTGGCAGTTGGAACGATGACGGGTATACTCCCCGTTTACCCACGCAGCCCGTTCGTG